ATTCAGGAATTCGGATTCTGCAATCCGGTCCTGATCGACGGGCAAAACTCCATCATTGCCGGACACGGGCGAGTGTTGGCAGCTCAGCGGCTGAAGCTCGACACAGTCCCCTGCATACGTCTCACGCACCTGACAGACGCTCAGCGACGAGCGTACATCCTAGCGGACAATCGAATCGCCCTGAATTCCGGCTGGGATACAGAGATGCTGGCCAACGAACTGAGCGACCTGCACGCGGACGATTTGGATCTGGGGCTGTTGGGGTTCGATGCGCTGGAGTTGGAAAAGCTGCTGCACATGGAAGCCGGACCGCAGGAGCCACCAGAAAGCAGCGCGGAAGAAATCAATCCAGACGAATTCGCAATGGAATGCAAATGCCCGAGGTGTCACTTTGAATTCAATCCAAAAGCCTGATTGTGCATGGTCTTTGAAAGACCTTGCCGAAGTCCCGCAAAACGGACTGACGGTAATGAGCACATTTGCCTGCGGCGGCGGTTCGTCAATGGGATACAAGCGAGCCGGTTGCACGATTGCAGCTGCGAACGATATTGATCCTGAAATGGCCTGGCACTACCAGCACAATTTGCACCCTCCCACGTATCTGCTGTGTCCGATTGGTGATTTGCTGACGCGGGATCTGCCGTCAGAGTTGTTCAATCTGGACATTCTCGACGGCTCACCGCCATGTTCAACGTTCAGCATGGCGGGCAGTCGTGAGGATGCGTGGGGGAAGAAAAAACACTTCCGAGAGGGGCAGGCGTCACAGGTCTTGAGCGACTTGTTTTTTGATTACCTGAATCTGGTCGAGAGACTGAAGCCACGGGTGGCAATTGCAGAGAACGTGAAAGGAATGATTCTGGGCAACGCCAAAGGTTATACAAAACTGGTCATGCAACGATTCAGGCAAATCGGATACACGCCGCAACTGTTTTTGTTGAATGCTGCAGATTGTGGAGTTCCACAGCGGCGGGAGCGGGTGTTTTTCGTAGCACAGCGAAACGACTTGAAGCAACCAGCCCTAAGACTGCAGCCAAAGCACAAGTGGATTCCAGCCGGAGAAGCGTGTCAGGATCTGCAGGAGTTGACACAGGAAGAACAGCGAGCAGAAACGGTGACGTCAGCAAAAGAACGCAAATACTGGACAGCCACACCACAAGGGGAAAGCCTATCTGTTGGGTGCGAGGCAAGCAGCGGGAAACGCTCGTGGTTCAATAATTACAAGATTGGAGCTGCATCAATTTCATTCACACTATCCAGCACAACAGGAAATTTTACACACTGGAGCGAATGCCGTCGCCTCACCTTCCGCGAATGGAAACGCCTCGGCAGTTTCCCGGATGATTATCATGCAAAGACAGACAAGATCGGCAAGTACATGATTGGAATGAGTGTTCCGCCGAAGATGACGGAACAGGTAGCCCGAGCAGTCATTCAGCAATGGTTGCAACCATGAGCACACCCGAACTATTCACCGAACCGCAGCACGTGCGTGGGGATCTGCAGTCCGTGGCGCAGGCTGTCAAAAAGGGTTGGAAGATTCCGGAGGTGGTCTTCGAGAAAGCGGGGGTGGTGATTGCCAAGATCCTGCACGAGGGCAGCGCACGCGAGAAGCTGGCGGCGGTGAAGTGCTTGCTGGCCATGAATGAGCAGAACACGCCCCCGCAGCCGGTGCTGGTTGCACATCGGCACATTCACTCTGTCCACACAGATCCGGAGGAAAGCCTTGAGCGAAAGCGGACTGAGTTATCTCGCCGAATTGCTCGCCTCGGCTGAGTCGGAACAAGACCTGCGGGCAATTGAGGAACTGATTGCCGAACAGGAAAGCCGAACGGCGCAGGCCGGCAAATGGAGGGCAAAGACGCTGGCGGAGGTCGCGCAGTTTTTCGGGGTTGCGACGCAGACGGTGAAGCAATGGAGGACAGAAACGCCACCCATGCCGGGCAATGAATCAGGCTATCAGCTGAATGAGGTGGTGCGGTGGCGGCTGGCGAAGCTGCAGAACAGCGGGGCGATGGATGCGAAACGGCTGGCAGAGGTTGAGGCTATCCGTCTGGTAAACGAGCGGCGGACAATGGAGAACGCACAGAAGCGGGGAGTGCTGATCGAGCGGGAGGAAGTCGAGCGTGATATGTCCCTGTTGTGGTCACGATTGGCAGCACGCTTGCAGGGCATTGGTGAGCGTGTTGCGGCATTGGTTCCGGCAGACATGAAGGCCACAACGAAGGACCGCGTTGAACAGGAAATCAGGATCATTCAGAAGGAATTCACAGACGGGCTGGGGGATCTGATCGATGACTAGGCTGTGCGTGGAAGTCTGCCGTGAGATGATGCGACCCCGAGTGATGGAGTCGTCGGCGGATTGGCTGCGCAGTTCATTCTACGACATCTCAGGGCGAGCGTTCGACGAAACGCTGGTGCCATGGGTCACGGCCCCACAAGGCCCCTGTTGGGCATACGATAGCATACAGTTCAGGGCAATCTGGCTGCAGTGGGCTGCCCGTATGTTCAAGACGAATTTCGGGCTGGCAATGCTGATGCGTGGCATGGACCTTCGACCCGAGGAAACCATGTTCGCGACGCCGGACGAAACCAATTGCAAGGGCGTGTTCGGCAGGTTCTGGAAGATGCTGGAGAACTGCCCGAGGCTGCGGGATCAGGTGCCGATTCAGCAGCGACAGAGCAAGACGCGAATTCAGCTCCGACGGTCCGTCTGTCATGGTGCGTGGCCGCGCGGTAAAAGCCGATTGGCGGACAAGTCGATTCGAGTCGGACACGGGAACGAGATCGACAAATGGGTGCAGGAATCAACCAGCACGGAAGGCGATCCGCTGGAGCGATTCCGCAAACGTGGTGCGGAATTCCCGGACCGCAAATTTGTGTTAGAATCAACGCCATCCGGGAGGGGCAAAAGCAACGTCGAGGCGGGGCTACTGCAGTCCACAAATCACAGATACCACGTACCGTGTCCGCACTGCAGAAGGTTTCAGGTGCTGGAGTTTGGTGACGGCCAGCGACCGGGCGGAGTATTCTTTGACCGTCTGCCGTCCGGACAGTCAGATGCTGATCTGGCACGCAAAACGGCGCACTATGTCTGCCGGTATTGTGAGGACCGAATCGAGGACGTGCACAGGCCGCAGATGATGATGTCAGGAGTGTGGGTTCCAGCCGGATGCGAGGTCGATCACGAGCGGGCGATTGAGGCACGAGACCTGCCCCCGGATGATCGGTCTTGGCTGCGCGGCGAGCCGTACCGTTGGGGGTCAGATTATGGGTGCCAAATCAGCGTGTTTTACGCTCTGTTTCATGGCTGGGGACAGATTGCGGCAGACTTTGTCCAGAAGCACAAAAACCCGACAAAGCTGCGGCAGTGGGTGAATGAGGACAAGGGCGAAACATGGGAGGCACGCAGGACAAAAACGACGCCGGAGAAGATCGGCGAGCGGCTGCGGTCTGAGATCCCGAGAGGCACAGTCCCGGAGTGGGGGCGATTGCTGACGGTCACAATCGACCAGCAGGCAGCAGAAGGCGGATTCCGGCTGTACGTGGTGATGGCACACGGCAACGATTGGCGGTCGCACGTCGTTGATTACGGGCTGACGCAGACTCTTGAGGAGGTCTGGCAGCAGGCGGTGTCCCGGACGTATCCACACGCAGACGGGGGCAATGAAACGAGCGTGCACGCAGTGGCGGCGGATTCGGGTTGGGCAACGAAGGCCACATATGATTGGTGCAACATGCATCCTGGTGTAGTGCCGTGCAAAGGGGCCAACAATGACCTTGGCGGAAAGCCGCACAGGCTGAATGCTGTTGAGTCTGGAGACCACGCGGGGCAGATGCTGCTGACCGTGGCGACAGACTACTGGGAAACGGATCTGCAGGCCAGACTGGACGACCGGGAACCGGGGACCGCAGAGAGTTTGAGCGTTTGCGCCGGTGCCGATCGGGATATGGAGTTTCTTGAGCAGCTTTGCAACGCTACAATCAGTGACAGGGTAGACAATCGGGGGAACGCGAAACTGCTTTGGGTGAAGAAAGACGACGGCATCCCGAACGACTTTCGCGATGCTGTACGGTACGGGCTGGCGTTGGCGGTGTGCTACGCGGAGGAGCACGGCGGATTTCCAGCGAGAAGCGAAGTTAGAACCAGAAGGGCGGTGCTGAATGCAGGCGAGAGACGACCGGACGGGCGGGCATGGAATGAATAAGCCACGCAAGGGACAGCAGGCACCAAAGCTGCAGCAGACGCCGGAGCCGGAGCCAGTGGCGGCC